TGTCTTAAGAGAGGCTTTTTATGCCGCTGATGGGGATGTGACTTCGAGCGAGGGTGAAATTCAAACCCGTTTCGAGGGCATCAGTGGAGAGGAAGTCAGATAAATTTTATCAATAACTAAGTGAGATTTAGCTTCCTATTGGGAGGCTAAAATTTTTGGAAGGAGCCAACCATGTCAGAAGAAGAAAAATCCAGTCCTAGATTAATGTCAGCCACCGTAAAACTTCAATTTCCAATCCAATGGGGGGAGGGTGAGGACAACCTTGTTAAGGAGGTTAAGTTAAGACGTCCCAGGGGAAAAGACATTAAAGGGCTTGGAAAAGATATGGACGTGGGCGACCTTCTTAAAATTGCCGCTAGCACTTCTCAATACACTTCTAAATTTTTTGACGAAATGGACGCGGTGGATTGTTTTGAGTTGACTGGGGCTATTGCCGATTTTTTGGACGATGGTGGCCAACAGACTGGGAAGACTGTTTAGCCCTAATTGGATTTACTTTCCATTGGTCACGCGCGGAACTTTATGACCTTGATGATATTGACCTTGAAAGTTGGTATGATAGGGCAAAAGATATGCAGGAGAGGGTGGCAAAACAGTGGGGAGGCAAAACGATATAAAACTTAGGTTGAGAGCCGTTGACAAAATGTCATCGGCGGTTGACCGAGTTAAAAGTAAATTCCCTGGGCTCACCCGTGAAATCAAGGCAGCGGCCAAAGCCACCAGGATAATCAATCAACAAAATAAAACACTTTTTAAAGGTCTAGGTAAGCTTGGCAGCAAAATGCAAAATATTGGCAAGATGGCCACTATTGGGCTTACCTTGCCAATACTTGCAGCCGGCGGTGCCGGGGTAAAAATGTTTGGTGACTTTGAGCAAGGGCTCAAAGGCATTGAGAAAACAACGGGCATTACAGGCCCCGCTCTTGCCAAACTTGGAAAAAGATTCGATCAACTCTCAACTGAGATGCCAGTAAGCACTAAGGAAATGCTCGCATTGGCCCAAGCCGGTGGCCAATTAGGCATCAGTGGTGTAAAAAATCTTGAAAAATTTACGCTTGTACTGGCTAAACTTTCACGCGCCAGTGATGTGGTGGGGGAGGATGGGGCAAAAGCAATTGCCCGTATTTTAAACGTAACTGGTGATGGCGTGGGCAAGGTTGATCGATTTGCGGCTGCCCTTGTGGATTTGGGCAACAATGCCGCTGCAAGTGAGTCCGAGATTTTAGCGGTAGCCAATAGGGTGGCAGGTAATGTCAATCGCTTTGATGTGAGCTCAGCGGCAGTGTTGGGTATCTCAACTGCACTTAAATCAATGGGTAAACAAGCTGAGTCATCCGGCTCAGTTATGGGGCGTGCTTTTGAGGCTATTGATCAAGCAATTAGGGGTGGCGGCAAAGAGATGCTTATACTCTCAAAGGTTACTGGTATTGCCCAAAAGGATTTAAAAAAGACTTTTCAAAAAGACGCGGCGGGAGTTTTTAGAAAATTTGTTTTTGGCTTAAACAAAGTTGAGGCCGGCGGCGGTAACATGATTAAGGTGCTCAGGTTTTTGGGGCTTGAGGGTGTAAGGATTAATGACATTTTAGGCACATTGGTTAAACAGCCAGCTGTTTTAGCTGAGAACATGGACCGTGCCAGCAAAGCTTTTAAGGAAAATATTGCTCTCCAAAAAGAGTTTGATATTCAAACTAATAGTTTTAATTCCTCAATGATAAAACTTACCAACACTTTTACAAGTCTACTTATTATGGTGGGGGCTGAGCTTGCACCGGCTATTGAATTTTTTGGAAGTATCTTAAAAGGTATTTTTAATTTCCTTAGAAATAACCCAACTATAAGAACTTTGGTGATTGTTTTTGCAGGGCTTGCCGCTGCGATGGGGCCAGTATTAATTGCGCTTGGATTTTTTCTGGCGATTTTACCTGCAATGATCGCGGGAGTGGGGGCTTTAGGGGTCGCGTTACTCCCACTTATCCTTATATCTTTAGGGGTTGCTGCGGCTATTGGCGTTCTTATTTTCCTTTCAGTTTTAATTGTTAAAAAATGGGAGGCTATTAAATCGTTTTTTAGCACAAACCCTTTTATTACATTTATTAAATCCATGTTTTCCGTGTTGACCCCTATGGGCCAAATGATTTCAGGGGTGAGGCTTTTGATTGCAGCCTTTGAGGACTTAGATGCGGTCAAGGCGGTGGTGAAAGACATACTCCCAAGCTTTGCCAATAAGCTCATTTTCGGTGCTGAAAAAGCGGGGGGATTGGGGCCTAATAGAGGTGCCAAAGATTTCAATAGAGGGATTGCAAACTCAACTCCTAAGGATCAATTTTCAGGAAACCTCGACATTAATTTTAGGAATGCTCCTGAGGGGACCAACATAAGAGCAAACTCATCAGGGCCTATTGATCTTAACTTAGGATTTGCGGGGGGTATTCAATAATGGCGCGCACTCCTTGGCTTGAAAACTATTTACCCGGCAATTTTAGAGGGGTTCCTTTTAAAGTCGCCTCTCATCAATTTAAAAGTGGCCGTCGAACCCAAAAGCATGAGTTTCCTCAAAGGGACCGTGGCCGCACCGAGGATTTAGGGCGGGCATTGGGGGACGGTTCCCTTGAGCTTTATGTTATTGGGGATGACTATTTTGCTCAAAGGAATGCATTGAGTGCAGCCCTTGAGACTGAGGGACCTGGGATATTAGTCCACCCATATTTGGGGCGCTTAAATGTCCAGGCCGGCCTCTATACTCTGAGCGAAACTACCGTTGAGGGTCGCATGGCCCGTTTCAGCGTGCAGTTTTCAGAGGCCGGGGAGGTTTTATTTCCTGATGAGGCTGAGGATGACATTTCCAACGCCGAAACAAATGCCGGCCTTGTTATTGATAACTCTCAAACGGCTTTTGAGGAGGCCTTTTCAGTTGCCAATCAGCCGGCTTTTGTTGTGCAAGACGCCGCTGACAAAGCTGGCGCCGTTGGGGATTTTTTAGAGGACAGTGTTGCAAAGGTGACCGAGCCAATTGCCAATCTCACTTTTGCCATTAGAAATTATAAGGCGGAAATTGGGGATTTAATTAAAGCCCCTGGGGAGCTCAGCGCTAGAATTCAAGGGATGTTTTTAACTCTTCTAGATGAGCTCAATGGCGAGCCTGAAACCTCCTCAAGAGTGTTGGGGAATTTTAAAAATTTTGGAAATGATTTTGACCCTATTATCGGAAACACTCCCTCAAGGAATACTCAGCAAGCAAATGAAGACGCTCTTTTAAATAATGTAAAAGAGATGAGTTTAGCCAATGACGCCAAAGCCACGGTTGAAACTGATTTTGCATCAATTGAGGATGCACTAGCAGGTAGGGACAATATTGTTGAGGCATTTAATGGGCAGTTGCTTTTAACAACTGATGATGACCTTTTTCAGTCAATCAGAGATTTACAAACCTCCCTCACGCGCGCGATCCCGCGCCCAGGCACAACCGAGCTTTTAACTTTCACCCCTCCAAAAACTTTGCCGGCGCTTGTGATTGTCCACAATCTTTTAGAGGATCTAAGTAAAGAGCAAGAGCTCATTGATCAAAATGCAATTGAGCATCCTGGCTTTGTCCCTGGGGGCGAAGAGATAGAAGTGAGCGCGGGATAATGGCAAATGAATTACGCCCAAATGTAAAAGGCCGAGTTTTACCCGATGCCGTTTCAGTTTTGGTTGGGGGTAAAACTTATGATGGTTGGCAAACGGTAGCCATTCAAAAAAGCATTAAGTCTATTGCCAACTCTTTTAGTATTTCTTTGCATGACCGCTTTGCGGGTTTGCAAGCTCAATGGCCCCTTAAGCCTGGGGTAAGCACAAAAGTGAATATTGGTCAGGAGCGGGTCATCACGGGCAGGATTGAAAAGCTTGACGTTAATTACCAGCCCGGTAGCCGGGGATTTACAATTTCAGGCCGATCCAAGCCTGGTGATCTTGTGGATTGCTCCCACACTGGAAAATGCGAATATAAAAATATTACTTTAGACGCCTTGGCCCGTGAATTAGTAGCTCCTTTTGGGATAAAAGTTTTTCTCTCAGTGGATACTCCAGACATAATTGCCAAAGTTGCGGTTAAGCCTGGGGAAACTGTTTTTGAAGTGCTTGACCGCCAAGCCAGGCTGCAAGGATTCTTTTGGATTTCAACCCGTGGGGGAAATATCAGGCTCACGCGCGCGGGTAGGCTGCCCTCTTTTTCAAGCCTCTCCCAGGACATTAACATTGAGGGAGCCACTGCAAGTTTTGATGATTCAAAAAGGCACAATGAATACTTAGTAAAAGGTCAAGGCGCCGGCCTCCCTGACTTTTTTGCAAAAGACGTCACTCAGCCTGAGGGGCAAGCCAAAGACGCCGGCGTCACTAGACATCGGCCATTAGTTATTTTGGCTGAGGGAAATGTTGATAGTGCTAAAGCAAAAATAAGAGCTCAATGGGAGGCAAGCTCAAGGCTGGCCAAAGCTATAAGAGTGACTTGCACTGTGGATGGGTGGACTCAAGAGGATGGCAGCCTTTGGGGGATAAACCAAATCACCCATTTAAAATCGGCATTCTTAGGGATAAATGGGAAAATGCTTATTAGTGATTTGATTCACAAAAGAGCGAACGGGGGAGGCACCACAACTGACTTAACTTTGGTGGATCCACAGTCCTACGCCTTGAAACCTGTTTTAAATGACAAAAAAGACTCAGACATAATGGCAAGTTTGGGGGCAAATTTCTCATGAGCGTGCGGGATCAAATTGCTGAGGTTGTAAGTCAAATGCTTAAGCCTCTTCGCAACCGGGTTTACCTCATGATTACAAAGGCGGTCATTGAAACGGTCAATGACTCTGGAGGTATGCAGGTTGTGAAACTGAGCTCCTTGGCGGGTGAGGAGCGTGATGAAATTGAAAGGTTTCAAAACTTTGGATTTTCAAGTCATCCCCCGCCCAATGCTGAGGCCATCGCAGTATCAGTTTTAGGCAACCGGGATAATTTGGTTGTGATTGTTGCCGATGACCGGGCAACTAGGCCCAAAGATTTAGAGGAGGGCGAGTCAGTATTCTATAACGCTTTTGGTGATAAGCTTATTTTAAACAAGGAGGGGACTTTAAAAGGAACCCTCTCAAAAAATATGGAAATAACTTTGGATAAACTGAAGCTTCAAAACGACACTAGTGAGATTATTGATATTTTATCTAGGTGCATGACGGCCTTGGCAATTGAGCCAGTGATAATTAACAAAGCAACTTTTGTTTTATTACAAACTGAAATTGAGACTTTTAGGGTGATTTAAATGGCGCTTAATAGCGATGATTTAGGGGACACTTGGGTCCAAACTTATTTGGACTGTTTGGGCACTTCGCCCAGTGCCACTGATTTGGTAAAATTCAGAACTTTGCAGCGGCTATTGGCAAAGGATCTAATAGATCATTTTATTGCAAGGGCTGAAATTGAAAGTGATGGTAAGACTGAAACCCATGGGGTTGGGGCTGAGGCGGACATTGTTGATTTGGGAGGGGTAATTAAAGCATGAGCGGTCAAGACGTAGGATTTTTTGACGTGGGGACTGAGTGTCCTGACATTGTAATTGAAAACGGGGATTTAAAACCTGATAACACCCTTATCACCCCAGCTTTTATTTCAATGTTTTCAGATAAGCGTGTAACCCTTGAGGAGCTCCCCCCTGGCCTTGACGACCGGCGGGGATGGTGGGCTGATTTAATTTCAGAGCCTCTTGAGGATCAAATTGGATCAAGGCTTTGGACCCTTGACCGGTCCAAAATACTTGACTCAACGCCGGCTGAGCTTGAAAACATTATGAGTGAGGCGCTCAATTGGATGCTTGAGGACGGGATTGCCCAGAGAGTTGTCGTCACGGCAGCCAGAAATGGCCTTAATGAGGTGACTGGCACTGCCCGAGTTTTTAGGCCTGATGGGGAGGAAATCCCTTTCAAATTTATTTGGGATGGGCAAGAGTTAAAATTAACGGGGGAGTAAAATCATGGCTTTTACAAGGCCCACGCTGACAACAATTATTGAGCGCATAAAATCTGATTTCAGGTCAGGGTTATCTCTTCAGGCTATTTTACGTCGATCCTTTTTAAAGGTTTTTGCAAAAGCTTTTGGTGGGGCCAGCCATACCTTGCACGGTCACATTTCTTTTGGAATTTTTAATAAATTTTTCCCTGATACCGGTGATGAGGAAACGGTCATTCGGTGGGGAGCTCTTTATGATTTAGAGAGAAAAGTCGCCACTTTTGCTGAGCTCAATATTGATATTGTGGGCACAACTGGCGGCACTGTTTTAGTGGACACTATTTACGTGAGAAGTGACGGGCTTGAATATAAATTAAAAGCTGAGGTTGCGGTGGGCGCTGGCGCCACTGAGCCCGGTATCATTGTTGCCCAAACTGAGGGTGATACTGCAAATATTAGCGATGGCGAAGAGGTAAGCCTTCAAAGTGCGGTGGCTGGGGTCAATTCAACGGCGGTAATTTCAAGCACTACTATTGAAGGGGAGGATCTTGAGGAGCTTGAGCTTTATAGGGAGCGGGTGCTTGAGCGGCTGCAATTTCCTCCTAGTGGCGGGACGGCAAATGATTATATTTCTTATGCTAAAACAGTGGCAGGGATTACAAGGGCTTGGGTTTTACCTGGGCATTTAGGGCAAGGCACGGTGGTTACTATTTTTGTTGAGGATGGTAATGCCCCAGCGTCAATTATTCCCTCACCGGCCAAAGTGGCTGAGGTGCAACTTGCCGTTGATAATTTAAAACCAATCACCGCTGATCACACCGCCGCTGCCCCAACTGAGTTAACTATGGACCCGTCAATTGCTCTTAAAGTAAATGACGCGCCCACACAAGCGGCGGTGATTGCTGAGCTTGAGGACATGCTGTCCCGCGAGGCTGAGGTGAGAGATGCGATTGACCCGGACCAAGTTGGCTTGGGTGTGCAGTTCACTGGAATTATCCCACTTTCAAAAATAAATGAGGCCATTTCTATTGCTGATGGTGAGGAGGATCACGTTTTGATTTCCCCCACTTCAAATGTCACACCGGCTACCGGGGGGCTTGTGACTTTGGGAACTCCGGTATTTTCAATCTTGGTTTAAGGAGGGTATTTTAAATGGCATCTAGTGCTGAGCTTTTAGCCCGATACAAGAGGTTGCTTATCAACCTCTTACCAAAAGGCCGCCTTTGGCAGCCCCAGGCTCAACCAAACTTTGATAAATTGCTTGAGTCAACGGCTCAAGAGCTTTT